GCTTTGTGAGCCACTGCTTCACTAGAGCCTAGCACGGCTTGTCAAATCCATTATTAAAACCGCAGGTCACACAGCGTGTCGTCATATAGAAGTCCATCCTATGTAATCAGCATCTGGATTATTGGCCAACCATTCTTGGCGCAATTTGTTTTGTTTAGCCCAGTCCTCAGCTGTAGCCTCAGGCATTCTTACCCCAGCCACCACCCTTGAAGATAAGCCCAGGTGCGCTATAAATTCTATTCATTTGTAAGTGACAACGTGGACAACTCATAGGTGCACTGTCATCATCGTAAGATCGATGCACAGATCCATAGGTGCCGCATTCATTACAGCTGTATTCGTATGTAGGCATTACTTAGCTCCAATCAGTTGACAAGTGTGGCAGACCACGGCTTCAAACTTCCAACCACCACACTTATCACATCTGCATATATCCGAATCTGGAATATGCAAAGCCTCTACTACATTTTTGATGCCAACGCAACCACAGTCCATACATTGATAAACCTTAAATCCCTCTGGCGTATCTATTTCATTAAGCCATAAGAATTCGGTATCACGCTTGCAGCCGTTACATCGAAATTGTGGGTGCATTATGGTAATATCCTTATTGCCTACAGTGGCATTGTGTACATACCAAGAAATTACCTGAATGTATTAGCCTGTCATCATTACAAGCTACACAAACATCGGTAGACGGCACATACTTTACCTGGTCGTTCTCTATGCGCTCCAGGTAAGGTCCGCCTCGTAGAATTTCAACGTATCCCATTATTCGCCCCCCTTTCCGCTTTCCGTATCATCTGGCCAAAACCAAGTGCCAGCAGCTGTAAGTCTTGCCCACTTAGCATCGCACTGCTCTGCTTTCGGTGCTGTGCAGACATAACCTGCGTATGGTTTACCAGTCTTAGCTGTGCCTTCTTTTTTTACCATATCACCGTGCCTGCAAGTAAAACTAACATCGACCACTTCAGCAATTTGAGTAATGCTTTCCCCAACAGACCAAGCAACAGGTTTAGGCTCGTTGCTATTATCTTTAGACTGTGCATCAACAATATGTAACGCATACTCCATCGCAGCTGATTTAGATCCTGGTCTGCCATATTTAGGTCTAAATGGTTCGGTTTGTTTTTCACTTACCCTAACCATTTCTTCTCTACTTGGTCCATTTTTTTCAGTACCGATATTAGCCGCTTTAAAAGCAACGCCTCTAGCCGAAGTCTCGCAATTTTCCAGCGCAAAATCTCTATTGACACCCCTATCGGAAATGACCTCTTTGGCGTGACCTGTTGCGAATGGTTTTTCATCAGCTGAGTCCCTAAATTAATTCACATACAACAATGACTCTAGTGTCTGACTCCGAGATAATCTTTGTTCGTACTGCTCCATTTGGATACCTTTCCCAAAATATATTTGATCTTTCTTGAACTGTGGTGTAATCCTCTAGGTTAAATGCCATTAGTCATCCCCCCAGGTAAAATTGATGTCGGCTTCTGCATCAAGGACTGTCTGGTATATCGAAATGTAAGCAAGTGCGTCGATGATCGAGTCACTGTGGCCTGGAGACTCAGTAAGCCTAGAAACCTTGACGAGCGCCATACATAATGCGACTTGACTAGGCGTAATTGGATGGTCGAGGTATGCCGACCACAGTTCACTGATCCTTTTATGGTTTGTGTAAGGGTGACCATAGACCGATCCCCTTGTATGCACCAAATCGACAACATCTGCTAGCAACTTCTCAGTTTTTGTCATAGTCAAATACCTCATCTGACTTTATTTTGTTTTGAATCATCCTGCGGTGCATATCAAAGCCATCTTTACGCCCACGCCAGTAATGAGTTTGCTTCATATCATCTATACGCATTAGCACGAGCCAATACGCCATACTTAAACCTATAAATAAATAAACTGCCATTTCCATAGTCATTTGTAGCCCAATCTATGCGCACATATTTTGTGGCACAGGCATAGTGTTGCACCTGTGTACGACTTTGTGGATAGTTTAGGGGTGTTTTTGTATAACGATTAGATAACGTTAATATCTTCGAGGTCATCGATATGGTCATCGATAGTGCGCTCGGCGTACTCTGTATTAAGCCCCATAGTGTTTGCCTAATGCTGTAAATGAGCCATCCTTGTTTATTGGCACCAGGGTTGGTGTCAGGGTCTTACCTATGGCTTCTAGTATAGCAATACCCATCTGCCAATTAGCGCTTCCATAGCGTAAATAAGAGGCTTTTTTCCTATCCATAAGATTACCTACCTCAACCCCATATAAGGCCCTGTAATGGCTTCCTACGCCCTCTGCATAGGCACTCATACCTAGTCTGTGGGTGTGTCCACACAATACTGATTTACCCCATTTTTTAGCCAGGTTGAGAGCTGTAATACCAGCGTGCTGAGACATATTGCCTTCATCTCCGTGAGCCAACATCCAGCCTGGGTGAAACTCATAAGCGGTTTTGTGGTACTCCATACCCATATCTTTGAAACCCATAAAGGCTGGGTACTGTAACTCTGGGAGACTGATTAACCCAGGTACTTTGAGCAAAGTGTTATAAAGGCGATCAGTATGATTACTGCGGATAATATGACACTCTCGGCTGTACTCACTGAGATCCCACAGTATCGACTTAGTAAGTTCCCGATCATCGTGAATGGTTTGCCAAATCAATTTCATCCCCGACCACCAGTACTGAATCAAACTTCTCCCGTCTTGCTAACTTAATAACATTCTTTACAGCTGCTTCGTGGTGGAATGGCACCTGCAAATCACTGATAACTAAGTAGCGCTTAATCTTCTTCCTCACTAGGAGTGGGAATAACTGGGATAATGCCCTTATCGCCTACTACCCAGTCTGGCATTGATTCTGGACTATCCATAAGGTAGAGCGCTACGGATTCGCTAAAACCAGCCTTGCGTGCAGCTTTATACATTTCGTGCTTGGCAATATAAAACACTTCTAGCTTAGATAATGGGTCAGGTGTTTTACGCACCCTGCGCCTATTTATCTTTTTGCGTTTACGTGTGGTTGCCATATTTAAATTATGACTTACTGATTAAAATAAAGAGATCATCGACACGCTGCTCTAGCCTCGAACTTCTTTGGTCAATTCGATCAACGGCATCTTTGATACTGCTGCCAGAATTCGGGCGCAATTCGTTTAACCAGCCTTTAACTAGAAAACGTAATCCTATTAGTCCGCCTGATAGCACGGCGATAACGCCAGCGCCAAAGCCAGCCCATTCGGTAGGACTCATTTTTCATTAGCACCGATGCCATAAGCAATATCGGATTTATCTAAAGCCCTAGCTGCTGGCCCTGCGAGTGCTGCAATTACTACAGACAGCGCTGGGTCTAAACCTAATTCATTACTTGCCAAGAATGTTAAGAATGATACTAATACGCCACGTGCGTATGATTTTAGTATTGCTTTCTGTTTTTTGCTTATCTTCATATTTTGCCCCCTAGTAGTGGTATATCAAACGGCCTTGCATCTTTGTCGCCTAACTTTGTAAAGCTAATATGTATGTGTCGCTTGTGTGGATTTACCCCACGATACTTACGCCACTTCCAGTTTAATATCTTGCTAGCGATGTGTCCGTTATGGATGACGTAAGATAAACGCTTATCGGTTTTGCCAGCGACTCTGATTTGGTCAGCCACATAAGCACTGATCCCTTCGGATGAACCCAAGCGAGAATCAACATCAATTGCTCTGACCCACCCAAATTCGTCTGGAGAATGATCCGACTTTCTGGCGGCGTGACGGCTATCGCCCACCCACCCATCACTGGCAGTACGCCTATCTGGAAACCACGTATCAACTTGATCTCTTAACTGCACACCAGCTGCACATAACTTTGGTTTCATTACAAACCTAGAGCTTGTAAGTCCTCAACAGTTAAACCAAGAGCAGCAAGTTTAGCCTGTGCTGCTGCTTTAGCCTGAGCCTTTGCTTCGGCTTCGGCTTGGCGTGCTGTTTCTCTTTCTGCATCTTTTTCTTTTTGTGCTTGCAAATCTGCAATTTCCTCAGCAGTTAATGGGATTTCTTGTGTTTCGCCAGTTTCAGCATTGTGGATAGTTTTAATTAAAGTTGTCATTATTCTCCTAGTTTTGTAATCCATAAACACGAACTGTGCCTGATTGTGAATTTCCAAAAGACAAAGTAAATCCATCAAACTGAGTGCTATCAACGTGTATGCCAGCAGTTAAATAAGGTGAATTACCACCGCTTGATTTGTGTGATTGACTGTAAGCAGTAATTGATGTGGATTTGGCAATTTGTGGTGCATAAAACTCTATTTTTGTGCCATTTGTATATTCTAAATGTTCACCAATTCGCATTAAACCTGTGCCACCTAAATCCTCGCCAGCTTCTGCTGAACTTCCATTAGCAAATAATGCCTGAGTTGAATATCCATTGGTATCATCACTTCCACTTGCTCGCATTCTTAAATCGATATTGCATTGAGAACTGTCGCCAGTAAATGTTAAATAAGCAACATAATTTGCATAAGTTGTTGTGAAGCAATTATCAATAGAAACAGATG